CTTCCAAGACGGGCCGGACCAAGCGTGAGGTCGCTGAGGCCAACCCCGCGCTGAAGACATACGCGACCAATCTCGGCCAGGTCGACGTAGCCGCGGAGAAAGCCGGCGTGGCCACCGCTCAGACGGGCGCCAAGGTCTCCTCCGTCGGTTCCTTGGCCCGCTCGGCGATCGCTCCTGTGCTCGCCCTCGGTGCGGCTGTCGGCATCGGAGGCTTTGCCTCGGAGGCTATTGAGGCGTCCGACGCCACCGATAAGTTCGTCTCGACGCTTCGGTTCTCCGGCCTGGACACCTCGACTATTGACCGGCTCAAGGAGTCGGCCCAGAAGTACGCCGATGAAACCGTTTACGATCTAGCGGATATTCAGCAGATCACCGCACAGCTGGCGTCAAACGGCGTCGATGGATTCGACAAGTTGGCAGAGGCGGCAGGCAATTTAAATGCGGTAGCCGGCGGAAATGCGGACACTTTCAAGTCCGTCGGAATGGTTATGACCCAGACCGCCGGTCAAGGGAAGTTGACGACGGAAAATTTTAATCAGCTTTCCGATGCCATTCCTGGCGCATCTGGGAAAATCCAGAAGGCTTTGCTCGACATGGGCGCCTACACCGGGAATTTCCGGGATGCGATGCAAAAAGGGGAGATTTCGGCTGACGAGTTCAACGCCGCGATCCTCCAGCTCGGCTCTGATGAGACGGCGGTCGCGGCCGCCAGGTCCACCAAAACGATCGAGGGCGCCGCAGGCAACCTTCAGGCCACCGTCGTCGGCGCGATCAAGGACCTCATTGACTACGTCAAGCCCGCCATCACAGGCCTGATGGGGTGGATGGCCGATGCCATCGGCGGCTCCGTCACCTGGATCAAGCAGCACAAGGATGAGATGCAGGCTCTCGCCATCGGCGTGGGCGTCGCCGTCGCCGCGTATGCGGGCTTCTCCATCCTCACTTCGGTCATCACCTGGATCAGAAACACCACCTTAGCCCAGCACGGTCTCAACGCCGCCATGAGGGCCAATCCGATCGGCTTCGTCATCACTGCGATCGCCCTGCTGGTCACCGGCCTGGTGCTCCTGTACAAGAAGAATGAGGCGTTCCGCCTCAAGGTGCAGGAGGTCGGCAGGACTGTCGTCGAGATCTGGCAGCAGCACATTCAGCCGGCCATCTCGGCTGTCTGGGAGTGGATCTCCGGGACCCTGCTTCCCGGCATCCAGTCGATCTGGAATCTCCTAACGGAGGGTGACTTTGACGGGAACCTGTTCGGGTTGGAGGAGGACTCCGCGTTCGTCGACTTCCTCCTCAATGTCCGTGACGCCGCGATCGAGGTCTGGGGGTGGATCTCCGGAACTCTTATCCCCGGTATCCAGTCGGTCTGGAATCTCCTAACGGAGGGTGACTTTGACGGGAACCTGTTCGGGTTGGAGGAGGACTCCGCGTTCGTCGACTTCCTCCTTACCCTGCGGGAGGGGGCTATCGCAACCGGGGAGGCGATCTCGAACGCCTGGACCAACGTCATCCAGCCGGCCCTGTCTGCTCTCTGGTCGTGGGTCACGGGCACGCTAGCACCAGCGCTGGTGGACTTCTGGACTGGTGTGGTCCAGCCGGTCTGGAGTGGGTTCGGCGCCGTGGTCTCCACGGCATGGACGAGCGTCATCTCGCCGGTGCTGAGCGGCCTGTGGTCGTTCATCTCGAACGTGCTGATCCCGGTGCTCCAGTTCCTCTGGGTGAACGTGGTCCAGCCGGTCTGGAGTGGGTTCGGCGCCGTGGTCTCCACGGCATGGAACTCGGTGATCTACCCAGCCTTGTCCGCCCTGTGGGGTTGGTTGACGACCTCTCTGGTGCCAGCGCTCCAGGGCCTGTGGAACACGGTGCAGCCCGTCTGGCAGTCGATCTCCTCGGTGATATCAGACGCATGGAACTCGGTGATCTACCCAGCCTTGGTGGCGTTCTGGGGGTGGATCAAGAACACGCTGGCGCCCGCGCTTCAGGAGTTCTGGACCACCGTGGTCCAGCCGGTGTGGACGTCCATCTCCACCTTCATCGCCTCGGCCTGGACCAACGTCATCCAGCCGGCCCTGTCGGCCCTGTGGTCGTTCATCTCAAACGTGCTGATCCCGGTACTCCAGTTCCTCTGGGTGAACGTGGTCCAGCCAACCTTTCAGCTCATTGGCGCTGCGATCCAGACCGCGTGGGAGTGGGTCATCAAGCCCGCGCTCATGGGCCTGTGGATGTTCATCTCGACCGTCTTGGCCCCGATCTTCATGTTCCTGTGGACCAACGTCGTCAAGCCGGTCTGGCAGGGCATCTCCACGACCATCTCCACGGTCGTGGACTTTCTGTCCGGTACCGTCTTCCCGAAGATCAAGACTGCGATCGACAACGCCAAGTCCGGATTCGAGACCTTCAAGTCCGGCGTGCAGACCGCGATGAACGCCATCAAGGGTGCCGCCGCCGCCCCGATCAATTTCGTGATCAACACCGTTTACACCGGGGGCATCAAGAAGATGTTCGACACGGTTGCGGAGAAGGTGGGGCTGTCCCTGCGCTTGCCGAGTGTCAGTGCAATCCCGGGGTACGCCTCGGGCGGCCAGTGGCGGACCATGATGCCCGGGTACACCCCTGGCAAGGACGTGTTTCACTTCTACTCGCCTGACGGCGGCGGCGCTATCCGCTTGTCGGGCGGCGAGGGGATCATCCGCCCGGACTCATTGCGGGCCCTGGGCGGCAAGGACTGGCTGGACCGGGTCAACGCCTCCAGGGGTCGGGGACTAGCTGACGTTGGTGACACCGGCACGAGGCGCGGCCAGGTCTCCTTCGCCAAGGGAGGCATCTGGGAGCGTGCGAAGGGATCGGTGTCGTCGGCTGCCAGTTGGGTGGCGAATGCGGCCTCTGCGGTTGCGGACATCGTTTCCGATCCGATCGGCGCGATCACCGACCTGGTGATCTCCCCGGCCAAGGCCCTTCTCAGTTCCACCGGCTCCAGCTTCTGGGCGCAGGCGGCGGCCGCGATACCGCCCCTGTGGTTCGAGTCGCTGAAGAACATCTTCAAGTCCAAGACCGAGGAGTCGGGCCTGTCCGGAGGCTCCGGCCTGGTCGGCGCCGCCCGCAAGGCGATCGGTGTCCCCTACGTCTGGGGAGGCAGCTCGATCCCGCCAGGCCTGGACTGCAGCGGCTTAGTGTACTGGGCCGCGCAGCAGCTCGGCCTGGGGTGGCCCCGGTTGACGGCGGCCGGATACCAGTCCGGGTCGACGCCGATCTCATGGAGTGCGGCCGTGCCCGGCGATCTCCTGTTCTGGGGCTCGCCGGCGCATCACGTCGCCATCTTCGCCGGTGGCGGCAAGATGGTTGAGGAGCCCCGGGAGGGGCTGTCCGGTCGTGAGGTCTCCATCTGGGGCTCACCCACGGTGGGCCGCTACGGGGGTGCCCGGAAGTACGACGCCGGTGGCTGGCTGCCTCCGGGGGTGAGCACCGCGGTCAACCAGACCCGTAGCCGGGAGGCGGTCCTGACCGCACGGCAGTGGTCGGATGTCTCCGCTCTCGCCGTTCAGGGGGCCTCGAACGAGGCTCTGCTGTCGGGCCTGGACGGGGCTGAGATCCGTCTCGTCGTCGACGATTCCACGGCTCTTGACGCCTATGTCGAGGTTGTCGCCGCCGGGGTGATCGATAGTCGTCGCAGCATGCTGGGAAGGGGGAGGCGCTGATGGCACGGACGAACCTTTTGAAGAATGGAGCGTTCAATAGCCTGGCCGGGTGGGCCGCCGGCCAGGCCGCGCTCTCCGTGGACTCCGGGCAAGCGCGGGTGATCCCGTCATCGAGCAAGTGGACGCTGTCTTCCTCACAGCCGGAGGTGAGGCCGGGCCAGTGGGTTTCTTTCGCAGCGGATGTCACCACTGGCGGCTCCCCGGTAGACCTGTGCTTGTGGATCGTTGCCAACGCCGCGATGGAGGCGAGGGTCTCGGCTCCGGCTAGGAGCGCGGGCCGCGTCGTCGTCACTGCGCAGGCCCCGGCCGGCGCCAGCGTGGTACGGCCCGGCCTGGCCGCACCAGCTAGCGGGATCGCAGCCTATCCGCCGATGTCCTCCACGGACGCGTGGAAGTTGGGTGCGGCTGTCTCCTTGGCGGCGGGCTCGTGGACGGTGCCCACCGGAGCGGACGTGTCAGATGGGAGGGCGACCGTCACTGGGACCCTCCACCGGGGCATCCCGGCTGCGTCCGTCGCCGGTCACACCCTGACCCTGTCGTGGAGCGCAGCAT